AAACATTGTTACAGGCGGTCAAATTACAGCAACTGGTAACATCACCGGTGGTAACTTAAACACCAATGGACAACTTAGCACATCGGGCAACTTGTCTGCAAATAATCTAAGTGTAACCAACACTGCAACAGCAGCCATAATTAGTGCCAGCGGTAATATCACTGGCGGCAACGTATTAACCAGTGGCATCGTATCTGGTACAGGCAATGCTTCATTTGGCAATGTAAGTGCAACCAATTTGACTGGAACTGACGTCAGTATCACAGGTACTGTTACCGCAGCATCAACAGTAGGTGGTGTGATTTCAGGATCGTCTGTGTCTGTAACAGGCAATGTCACAGGTNNCAGGTGGTAATTTAGTAACAAGTGGACAAGTTTCGGCTAGTGGCAACGTAACTGGCTCAAGTTTGTTGGGTTCAGTAGTCAGTGTCTCGGCTAATATCATTGGTGGCAATGTATTGACTGGTGGTGAAGTTAGTGCAACTGGCAACATTACAGGTGGAAACCTTAATACATCTGGGCAACTCAGTACATCTGGTAATCTTGCCGCTAACAACATAAGTGTGACCAATAGTCTAACTGCCAGCACAATCAGTTCTAGTGGCAATGTTACTGGTGGTAACATATTGACAGGTGGTTTAGTTAGTTCAACTGGTAACATCACTGGCGGCAACTTGTCAGGTACTAATGTCGCAGGTACATTGACCACAGCAGCACAGCCTAACATTACTTCTGTGGGCACATTGACCAGTCTAAACAGCGGCACAATCAGTTCCAGTGGCACTGTAACTGGCACATCTTTGCTTGGGGCAGTGGTATCAGCAAGTTCTAATATTACTGGTGGCAATTTACTCACCAGTGGGTTGATCAGTTCAACGGGAACAGTGACTGGCGGTAACCTTGCTACTGGTGGAACAGTCAGTGGTACTGGTAACGTAACTGGTGGAAATATTTTAACAGCAGGGCAAGTATCGGCCACTGGCAATGTAACTGGAAATTATTTCATTGGTAATGGTAGTCAACTTACTGGTATAGCAACTAATCAAATATACAATGGTACATCAAATGTTTCTATTCCGGCGGTCAATGGTAATGTAGCAGTTAGTGTTGGAGGCACAGCCAATGTAATGGTTGTTAGCACTAATTTAGTGGATGTTGCTGGAACGGTATCTGTTACTGCCAACGTAACAGGTGGTAACGTAACCACAGGTGGGCAAGTATCAGCCACTGGCAACATAACAGGAAGTTATTTCTTTGGTAACGGCAGTCAATTAACTGGTATTATCACTAGCACGGCCAATATAAACAACGGTACTAGTAATGTGAGAATTGACACCGCTGGCGGAGACATTCTAGCCAACGTTGGTGGTACTGCTAACGTTTTGGTATTGTCAACACAAGGTGCCAATGTAACCGGTAATATCACTGCCACAGGAAATATCTGGGGCGGCGGCGTAAGGTCTACAGCATCTACAGTACCTCCGTCTAGTCCAGGACAAGGTGACTTCTGGTACAACACCATCACAGATGTGATGTATCGTTATACATTTGACGGTACCAGTTATTATTGGGTAGATGCTTATGGCAGTACTGTGGGAGCAAATGGTAATATTATAGCCATTATAAATGGCACAACAAATGTCACAGCATCCGCATCTGGCAATGTGTCAGTTGAAGTGGCAGGATCAAGTATTGCCAAGTTCACTGCTGCAGGTTTGATGCCAGCAGCCAACAATACCCAAAGTTTGGGCAGTGCTACTGAACAATGGACTGATGTTTGGGTATCTGGTAATACTATCTATCTAGGCGGTCTAGAACTTAAATCAAGTGGCAATACATTCGCAGTCTACACAGCAGACGGCGTGACACAGGCCAATATTGATGCAGGATCAATTGATGTAAGTGCTATAACTAGCGGGACATCAACGATTGGTATAAGTGGAGTCAATGGTAATGCTTATGTTACAGTTGGGGGAACTTCTAATGTTGTAGTAACTGCCACAACAGGTCAGTATGTAACCGGTGTGATCAGCGCGAACGGTAATGTCATTGGAGGTAACATATTAAGTTCAGGTGCTATCAGCACAACTGGTACTGTAACAGCAGCCTCTACAGTGGGTGGCGTGATCACTGGTAGTTCTGCTTCAGTAACAGGTGCAGTTACAGCAGCCTCTACTGTGGGTGGTGTTATCACTGGTAGTTCAGCATCAGTAACTGGAGCAGTAACCGCTGCAAGTACCGTTGGTGGTGTAATTACAGGATCATCGGCGTCAGTAACTGGTACTGTGACAGCAGCCTCTACTGTGGGTGGTGTGATAACTGGATCTAGTTTAAGCGTTTCTGGTACTATTACTGGTACTACTCACAATGGTACAAGTGTATCAGTGAGTGGCGGAGTCACTGCCGCCTCTGTAGCAGGAGGAGTGATGACTGGCAGTTCGGCGTCAGTTACGGGTACAGTTACAGGTGCAAGTTTAGTAGGCACTATAACCACCGCAAGCCAAACTAATATCACCTCGGTGGGAACTTTAGGCAGTTTGAGTGTTACTGCCAATATAACTGGCGGGAATGTTAATACTAATGGAATTTTTTCTGGAGCAGGTGCAGTGCAAGCTTGGAGTGCCACTACGCCTGGCACTGGGCTTGGTGGTCTACATTTAGGATCTTCAAGTGCAACAACTAATGCCGGTCCGGCTTTAACTTTTGGCGCAAGAGATGCTTCTAGTGGAACTAATGCACAGGCAGGTATTTACATTAACTCTGATGGTGGTTACGGTACAAAAATGTATTTTGCTACTACAGATGCTTATGTGTCTGGTTCTAAAGTTGCATCGTACATTGATCATACTGGGGTATTTTATGTAGGAATTAGAAGCCCGGCAACTGCGATAGCCAATGGAGGTACCGCAGGAGGCGGCAATATCGGAGCGAGTGGTGCTGGATTTAACACTGTATTTGCCAAGGCAACTTCTGCTCAATACGCTGACTTGGCAGAAGAATACGCAGCAGACAGACCCTACTATCCAGGCACAGTATTAAGTTTTGGTGGCTCACATGAAGTTACTTTGAGTCAAACTACCAGTGACAACAGAATTGCTGGTGTGGTTTCGACCAATCCTGCTCACACAATGAATGCAGGGCTGGAGGCAGAATTTGTTGCCACAGTGGCATTGACAGGTCGTGTGCCAACCAGTGTTGTTGGCACAGTGCGCAAAGGTGACATGATGGTGTCAGCAGGCAATGGATCTGCCATGGCTTGTGCTACTCCTGCAATAGGCACTGTAATTGGCAAAGCCTTAGAAAACTTTGATGGCGAGTTAGGGGTGATAGAAATTGTAGTTGGTAGATTATAAATCTAATTCCTGTGATTCTACGTCAGCAAGTTTTTCTTTAACTGAATCAATATTGACAGTACTCCATAAACCAGGATGCATGGGTTTGGGCCAAACTTTGCGATTGATCCAAGCGTGACCAATGTGTTCGTCGTTGAGCACTGGCACAAATTCTGCGTCTAAAACACATACCCAGGTGTTGTATTCAAACACTCCGTCAGGTGAAGTAAATTTTTCCAAAGGTAACAGTTTGAGATATTGGGGAAAAAATCCCAGTTCTTCGCAGCATTCGCGTTGCATGGCAGCCAACAAGGTCTCGCCGGCTTCAACTTTACCCCCAGGCAACCCCCAAGTTTCTGGATGCTTGGGATCATTACGCAGTAGATAAAGATAACTGCCGGTACTGCGTGACAAAAACCAAACACCAACTGCTTTTACAGAACCAGGCTCCAGGTTCCGCCGGGATACACGCCCTGATAACTTTTTATCCATTCTGCACCTGACCATTCATATTGTATACCAGTAGTTATGTTGGTCACGTACTGAATGTCAGTTTCTGAAGCAGCATCAAAGACCACACGCCAGCGATTTTGATTAGTATACTCAATGATGTCATTGGCCTGTGCTGCCAACGGCTGTCCATTCTGTCCTAACCAAGCACTGGGATTGGCCGCATTGGTGTAGTTGCCAGTGGCTTCGGTCAACAAATATCTTGTGCCCACATCAGGAGCAGGCAACCCATAGCCCGGTCCACTGGCCAAGGGATTGATAATAGCGTCAATGGGTAGCATGGTGTTTTGTGGAGCAGTATCTTGATCCACACTCAAAATAACCAATCTATCGTCATTGGGGTCAATCACTATGGTACCCACAATCTCTGTGCCGTTGGGCTGATCTAAACGCAACTGGCTCACACCAGGTCTAAATGCGCCATAAGCACTGATAACTGCCGGCCAACTGACATTACTACCGACAATTAAGTTTGTGGGAGTAAGGTCAGTGGGGTCGCTGTTAGGCACCGGTACTGCTTCTTGAATAATTTGAACTTTGTTGTCTATGACCACAAGTTTGTATGCCCAAGGTGTAAACATTTGACGTGTGCCTAGCAACAAGTCATTGTTTAAAATGGCATCGGCAGCATCGCCTTGTGCATCAAAAATGCCAGCAACAATACGTTCTACAACGCCCAATTTCTTGACCTTGGCCGGACTGGAGATCCAGATGGGCATAGAAAATTTCATTGTACAAATATCAATGGGATTGTCTTGTCCCTGGGGAATAGTTCTACTGGTCCATGTTGTAGAATCCAAGTACATCACACTCAAACTGGTCCAGTCAATGTAGTTGTCTGTGCTTTGTATTTCTAAACTTGGAT